CGCCGGACGGGACCGGGAAGTCATGTTGAAACCGGATCCGGTCCCCGAGACGCATGTCGATCCCGGTGCGCCACAGGCTGCGGGTCGGATCCAACAGGTGCAGCTCGAAGCGGCGCACCCCGACGGTCAGCTTGTCGTACAGGTTCAACGTGGCGTTGGCGACGGCCTGACCTTGCGCCGCGGTGGTCCACTGGTCGGGGTCGGGATGGGTCAACGGGTAAGGCTGGCCCTGGAGTAGCAGCGGGTCGTTGGTCGTGGCGGTGACGGTGGTGCCAGCGACGTTGGTCAACGTGACCTTGGTAGCCAGATGTTCGTCGTCGGTGGACAGCTCGGCGTCCCACACCACGACCGCGTCGCCGGTACAGACGTTGTCAGAGAACACGGGGACGGTCGGTTGATCGTCACGGCCCCGGGTCCACAGTTGGTCGCGGTATAGCAGGGTGCCGTCGGCGTCGGCGTAGAGGATCCCGCCGGCGGACAGGGCGACCACCTGGCACTCCTCGAGCGGGGATCGTTCGGTTGGTTGGGCGGTCAAGGCGGGCCCGCCGGGGTCGAACCGGGTCGGGCCGGTGTCACCGGCCACCGTCAAAATGTCGCTGAGGCGTTGCGCGGCGGCGGTGCCGCCGGACCCGGGCGTGTAGGTGCCGATCTCGGCGGCCAACACGGCGAGCCGGTCATGGGCCTCGACGGCCACCGACCCGTCGGCTTGCAGATCCCACGTGTCGATCGTGCCGGAGAACAGCCACCATGCTTCCCCGGCGTAGTCGGCCAACACGTGCAGCCGGCGGCCCGGCGCGAAGTAGATCAGACGGCCCGATTCGTCGTATTGGGTCCAACGTCCGGTCCGGTTGTCCAACGAGACGACGGCGCGGGCGGCGGGGAACAGCATCAGCTCGTCAGGGTTGCCGGCGGCCAGCTCGACAGCCTGGAAATCGCAGACCGCGTCGACGTAGCCGCCGCCGGCGGCCGGGTCGTCCCACACTTTGCCGGACGCATCCCAGTCCACGGTCGGGTCGTCGTCATCCCACGTGTAGGCGAACGTCGGCACCCGTTCGATGACGACGCGGGGGATCGCGGCCCACGACGCGATCGGGGCGGCCGGGCCGATCGGATGCGGCGCGTAGACGGGGGCCGCCTGGTCGAGCACTCTCACCGGCGGGTCCGACGGTACAGGCCACCGGAACGGCGGGCATGGGACCGGGCGGCGGTCACCACGTCCCGCTCCCGGTAGCCGCGGGGCAGATACATGGTCACGTTGGTCACCGGGGCGGCCGCGGCGGCGGCGACTACCGCCGCACCGGGCCGCATCCACGGCGGCGTGCCGGTCGGCCCGGCGTACTCGGTCGGGATCTGGATCGGGTTGAACTGGTTCAGCTCGTCCTGGGCGTCGTCGTGGGCGTCGGCGGCGGCCCCGGGGATCAATTTGACCCCGGCCGGGGTTTGCACCGTGTGGGTGTCCATGTAGGTCTGCACGGCGTCGCGGACCCCGGCGATGTCACCTCGCTCGATGCGGCGCAGCAAGGACCGCACCACGGCCGGATGCATCTTGGCGAACTCGCCCACGTTCAACACGGTGTCTTTCAACGTCAAGATGTCGTCCTTGGTCAGTTTGCGACCGTCGCGCACCTTGCGGTAGGCCTCCCGAAAATCCTCCTCGAAATTCTGTAACGCCTTGTCGAAGTCCAAGGCGCCTTTCATGTTGTCCAACGCCCGCTCGAGCCGTTCGGTTTCCCGTTGCATCTCCCGTTGGGCCCGGGCGGTGTCCTTGGTGGCCCGCTCGGCGGTGCCCAACGCCTTGGACACTTCCCCGATCCGACGGTTCTGGGTGGCGATGATCCCGTTGGTGTCCTTCACCGATCGCCGGGCATCATCGATCGAGGAGCGGTAGCCGTCCCAGGTCTTGTCGAAATGCTGTTGGCGCATCTTGCCCATCGCGTCGCCGGTGATCCCCAACGCGTCGTGAGCGCCTTGCATCCCCCGCTCGAACGACGGCATCTCGTCGGTGATGCCGGTGATGTAGTCGACGAACTCCTTGGTCGGCACCCCGGCCTTGTCGGCGGCGTCGAACGCGTCCTCGTACAAGTCCACCAACTGGTCGGCGGCCGCCCGGTAGTCGCCTTCCGCGAGGGCGTCGTTGTAGTCGCGCGTGGCGGCGGTCAACTCCTCCTGTTTCTTCTTCGCTTCCTCGGCCTTGCCGGAGAAGTAGGCGATACCCGCGGCCACTCCGGCGACGGCGAAACCGGCGAGACCGAGCGATGACGTGAGTGTCCCGGTGGCCTGCTCGGACAGGCCGAGCTTGGTGCCCATCGTCTCAGCGATGTCGGACACACCATCGAGCACCCCGCCGAAATCACCGGCCGCGCCGGAGGCATCCCCCAACGGGCCGGTGAGATCGGACATGGCGTTGCCGGCCAGTCGCGGGCCGCCGGTGGAACCGATCTGGTCAAGATCCGCCTTGACGTCGTCGGCTTTCTTGGAGGTGTCATCGAGCCCGCCACGCAACGTTTTCAGCGCGGCGGTGGCGTCGGACACTTTCGCTTTGAGGATGATCTCCTGGTCGGCGGCGGTGAGAGTCTCGGCGGCGGCCTCGGTGTCCGCAAGGGCACTATCGGCGGCGGACGTGTCGGCGTCGACGGTGATCTCCGGGGTGAGGCCGGCCAGGGCGTCGGCGTCGGCCTCCACATCGGACAACGCCGACTCGGCGGTCGACGTGTCGGCCTCGACGGTGATCTCCGGGGTGAGGCCGGCAACCTCGTCGGCGGCCGATTCGACATCGGCCAACGCCGACTCGGCGGTCGACGTGTCGGCCTCGACGGTGATCTCCGGGTCCGCGCCTTCGACATCGGCCACCGCGTCCGCGACCTGCTCCAACTGGTCGGAGGCGTCGTCCTTCGCGGTGATGTCGATCCGGATCTGTTTGTCAACCATGGCCGATCACCTTGGTGAGATCGTCATCGAAGATCAGGGGCACGATCCGGGCCGCCCGTTGGGCGACGACATCCCACCCGGCCCGGCCCCGGGTGCCGGGATGACGCACCGTCATCACTTTCATCGGGCCCTTCTTGCGGCGCCGGATGTCGTGGGCGGCGGTGCCATAGGTGACCCACACCCACCCGGCCGGTGACACCCCTTGGATCCGGCAGTTGGTGACCGGGCCGGCCTCGCGGATCTCGTCGCGGGCGCGCAGTTTCAACGCGCGGCGTTTCTTGCCTTTCAGCGGTCCGCCGGCCCGTTTGCCTTCGTCGGCGGCCACCTTCTTGACGGCCCGGGCGGCGGCGATCATCGAGTGGAACGGGACCGCCCGGATCTGGACGGTCAAGGCGTGCAGATCGGCGGCGACGGTCACGCGGCCGGCTCGGCCTCGGCGGCCTCGGCGGCCTGGGTGCCGACGGGGGCCGGTTTGGTGATCACCGGCCGGGACACGCACGGCCACGATGTGACGTCGACGGCGGCGGGGGATCCGTCCCCGAACACGCCGCCGTAGGATCCGGCGGTCACGTATACCTCGCCGGTGGCCTTGACGGTGGCGTCCCCGCCGTCGAGCGAGAACTCGAACCAGGCCGGTTGGCCGTCGTGGTCGTCGGCCCATCCCGACAGGCCGCCACCGGCCGCGGACCAGTCCTGCAGCCAGGCGAGATCCAGACTGTAGGAGGTAAGCCCCGGGGACTGGGTCGCCCCTGCGCATCCGGTACTAGGGATCGTGTTGTAGTTCGGGGTGGCGGTCACCCGGGCCTCGGTCACCTGGCACTCGTAGGCCACGCCGGTGGCCAGCTCGAGCTCGGTGTCGGCCAGCTTCAGGACCGGGTTGTTCAGAACGATGACGGTGCGGGCCATAGAACGCTCCTAGCAGTTGGGATTAGTGACGGCGGCGGCCACCGGGACGGTGTAGGCGGGGCAGTCCTGGTCGTTGCGGGTGATCGTGGTCGGCACCGCCGGCATGGCGGCCGGATAGACGGTGAGCACCATCTCGAGGGCGTCCAACAGCCAAACCAGGGCGTCGGCACCGCCGGGGGGTGGGGCGATGATCTGCACCGGCACGATCACCGACCATCCACCGACCCCGGCGGCCGACTCGACGGTCGGGGCGTCGACCAGGACGCACGGCAACGGGGCGCGCGGATCCAACGTGACGGTCAACCCGGCGGCGGTCAACTTGCCGGCGATGTCGACCCGGGCGTCGGTGAACACGCTCACCAACGCACCCCCGACACCCGGCGGCGGCGACGGGCGAGCGGGGCGACGGTCGGCACAGCATCCACCGCGGCCTTGCCGATCCCCAACAGCCGGTTGATCTGACCGAGTGATCCCGACGCCGGGGCGTAGCCGGTGAGATCCTGAAACGAGGCGTGCGAGTCGGTGGCGCCCCGCTCGTTGTACAAGGCGACGGCGTACAACGCGGTACCCAACGCGGCGGCGTCATCGGGGGCCACGTCGGGGTCGTCGACGTAGCCGGCCTCGGCCCGTTTGCGGGGCGCCCAGGCGTTGGCGGCGGCAACGGCGTCATCGATGTACGGGTCCGCCGTGGTCACCCCCAACGCCCGGGTCACCGCGGCCGCGTCGGTCCAACCCACGGCGTCAGACGAGCGGCTGGGTGGTCTTGACGAGGGCGCCCGGATACTGCACCCCGCACGCCCCGTAGCCGTACACCGCGACGTCCAAACCGAGATGGCCGACGTTGACGGCACGCAGATTGAACGGCGTACCGGGCAGGTCGTACCACGTCGCCGCGTTGCGCGGGCCGAGCAGGTAGGTGCGGGCCGGCAGGTTGGTCGACACGATCACCGACAGGCCGCCCATGTTGGTGGACGTCGGCACCGAACCGAACGAAACCGACCCGTCCCAGAAGGCGGGGCCGTCGGTCTGCTTCACGCCGATCAGACCGACCCCCACGTCGTAGGACACGGCGAGGAACAGCGACCCGGCCGGCACCTTGGTCGGATCCATCGCCCCCATCAACTTGCCGACGATCTGAATGAACGTGTCGCCGGCAAGCGTGGTCACGTCGGTGGCGGCGCCCAACAGCATCGTCGCGGCGTACGTTTCGATCGTCTCGGCGTAGTCGACGCCGGCGGCCCGGATGTAGTCCTCGACGAAGCTCGGTGAGCCGAAATCGAGCAACTGTTGGGACAGGTCGTTTCCGGTGGCCCACGTGTTGACCGGCACCGATGCCGGCAGGATCTGGACGGCGGTCGAGTTGATCGGATCCTTCTCGCCGGCCTGGAGGGCGACCTGGGGCCGTTTCACCCAACTGTTGAACGTCTTGTTCGGGTAGTCGCCCCGCTCGAGATCCCCCTGGCGCAACACGTCGACCAGCGGGGAGCCTTGCGACACGATGTCGACCAGCTCGGCCTGATAGGCGGGCCGGTGGGCGGCGCCGACGTTGTCGGTGCCGACCAGGGTGACGTTGGCCAACTGGGCTTCGATACGGCCGGTCTGGGCGACCACGGCGTGGACCATCTGACGGGCCCGGTCATCGCCGCCGCGGGCGGCCATTATCATCCCCGACAGTTGGCGCAGCCCGACGGTGGCATACCGGCCCGGCCCGGCCCGCCCGGCGGCGGCGGTGACGGGCACCGTCACCGGGGCGACGGTCTGCACGGTCGGCGTGTCGTCGTCGTCAGGCTCGGTCGGCTCGGTCGGCTCGGTCGGCTCGGTCGGCGTGTCGGGGACGTCGGGGTCGGTCGGGGTGTCGGCGGTCAACAGGTCGGGCATGGATCCTCCAGGGTGGGTGGCGTGGACGGTGGCAACCCGGGCCGTGGGATAGGCCCCGATCGTCAACAGGGACAGCTCATGCCATTGACCGGCGGTGACGTGCAGCGTCCCGTCGGGGTCGTGGTAGAAGTCGGACGGTTCGATGCCGACGGAGAACGCGCCCAACACGTCGTCGGCGGCGAGCACCAACGCGTCGTCGCCGTCACGGGTGCGGGACACCCGCACGGTGGCGGTCACCGTGGGGCCGGTGTCGGCGGCGTCGATCACCCGGCCGATCGGACGGGTGGGGTCGTGGTCACGCAACGCGACCGGGCGGGCGGCCGGGTCGATCGAACCGCGCTCGAACACGACCACCGAACCGTCGGACACGGTGCCGGCCACCCCGTAAGGCACGGCCACCCCGGTGATGGTGCGCGACTCGGCGGGGCCGGCGGCGGCGGTCACCGACGGCGGGTCGAACGTGGCGGTTATCATGCCGACGCCTCCGCGGGTTCGTTGTAGGCCTGCTCCATGTCGTTGGGTGACGGTGCGCTCGACGCCGTGAACGGGTTGCGCAGCCAGGCGTTGGTGTCGAGGCGGACGAACTGGCCGCGCGGGGTGACGTTGGGGCCGCCCAACGTCTGCTCGATGCAACCGATGTACGGGAGGGCCCCGAAGTCGATCAGATCGCCGCGGGCCTGCTCGGCGTTCTGGTAGGTCATCCCGGTGCCGGCGGGGGCGCCGACCAGATACGGCGGGACGTTGGCCAGACGGGCCAGCTCCAACGCCTGATAGGTGCGCCCCTCGACCAGTTGCATCGCGGAGGCGTCAACCTGAACCTCGCGGTAGCGGAGATATTTGTTGGTCGCGGCGGTCGTGTTCGACCGGCGGGCCTCGGTGAACGTGTCGGCCAGTTGCGCCAGCTCGGTGGCGGACAGATCCTCGCCGCCGGCCTGCTCCTCGAGCACCCCCGACGGAAGCTCGGTGCCGGCGAAACGGTCGGCGGCGTCGTCGAGTTGCAATGCGATCGACACGGCCCGCCACCCGTTGGCCAACAGCCCGTCGATCGGGGACAGGAACTCGACGACGTCGCGCGCATCCACATCGGTGCCGTTGACGGTGACCCGGCCCGTCGTGGAATCCACGTGCAACTCGCCGGGCATGATCCGGCGGAACGCGGCCGGGTAGTCGTTGGGGGCGGCGTAACGGTGGATCACCTGCCAGTAGGCGGCCCCGTTGAACAGCAGGTCGTCGGTCGTCCAGGCCAACATCCATTGCCGGGTCCGGTCCGGGTCGGGGCGGCCCATCCATCCCGCCGGCGGCCGGCGCTGTTCGACCGGCGGGTCGGCGTCGTAGTCGACCGTCCACAACTGGAATGGCAACGCCCCGACCGCGGAGCAGATCAGATCGCGGGACCGCGACACCGTCGGGATTGACATCGCCGCGTCCCGGCCCCACAACGCGCCCGGGCCGCCCCACTCCACCGGGAGCAGATGCTCACTGTTCAACCCGGGCAGGCCGGCCATGCGGGACGGGTGACCGCGGGCCAGGCTCACCGCGCCGGCTGCGCCGCGCACCGTCGGCGCCGGCGGGACGGCCCGCAACCGGGTCGGCCCGGCCAGCATCCAGTCGGCGAACCGGTTCACCGGATCTAGGTGTCGCCGGCGGCCCGGGCCTCGGCGGCGGCGGTCCGGGCCTCGGCGGTCGTGGCCTGCGCGGCCTCGGCGGCGAGCCGGTGATTCAGTTCGCTGAGCGGGTTCGCCCCGGTCTGATCGGCGGCGGTGACGTCGGTCAGCTCGGTGTCTGATTTGCGGGCAGCGGCCATGTAGACACAGATGACGCCTGATTACGGGCCGGGGTCCACCAATTCGGGGTGATTACGCACGCCAGGAGCCGCTCTGAGCCGCGAAACGGGCCCGGGTGGTACCTGGAGTGCGGGCGATCCGCTGCGGAGCGTCTGGAGCGCCGGTGACGACTGCGCCGCGGCCCGCCGGCGGCCGGGCATGGGTCCGCCAGGCGGCCAACGTGACCGCGACCAACGGTGAGATGTCGACCGTCGAGCGGTGCCGACTCCACAACCAGGCGTCACCCAACGGGCGGCGGGCGGCGCCGGTCACCGCGTCGTCGAGCACGGCCTGGGAGCGGTGCGACAGGCGGCCGGCGCCCAACAGGTCGACGAACGTGCCGCACGCCTTCGCGTGATCGGCGGCGCCGACCGTGTCGACCACGATCCGGGCCCGGGTCAACTCGGCCACGATCGACGCCGCGACCAACGAGTCGGCCACGACCGGCACCCCGCGGAACTGTTGGCGGGCGGCCCGGATCCCGGCGGCCAGCCAGGCCACCCCGGGCCGGTGATCGAGCACTTCGACGACGATCCGGTCGTCGTTGGGTCCGGCGACGGCGATCGATGACCAGGCCCGGTCGGCGGCGACGTCGAGCGCGATCGCGGTCACCGGCGCCGGCGCGATCGTCGGGTGGGCGGCGCCGGCCCAGTCGCCCAGCTCGAGCCCGGCCGCAGCCACCGCGAGCGACGGGCGGGGCCACACGTTGAGGTACGCCCGCTCGAAGCTTGCGACGTCGCGTTTGGTGTGCCATTGATGGGCGAGGGCCTCGATGGGGAAGCCGTGACCGATCGACGGGTGCGCGTGCATCCACGTTTGGGGGGAGCCCGGGTCGTAATCATCGGCGGAACTGTCCGCGCCGTAATCAAACAGCGCGACCCCCGGTGACGCCTGTTCACCCACCGTGATCCAGTGATCCCACCAGGTCGACTCGAGCGTCCCGCCGGCGGACACGATCCACAGTTGCGGCCAGGACCGGGTCAGCTGCGCCGGGCGGATCCCGGCCTCGAGCTGTTCGCCGGTGACCTGGTCGACGTACCAGGCCTCGTCGACGGTGACGTCGTCGGCGTTCATCCCGTGCAACGCGTTCTCCGTCGGCGGGAACAGCTGCAGCCGGCTCGAGCCGTGGCGGCGGTGGATCCCTTCGGAGCCCTGCGAGCGGCGCAGCTTGTACAGGCGGCGCAACGTCGGACGGGAGTCCATCATCGGCGCCCACTCGTCGCGGAACTGCTTCGCCGCGTCCTCCCGGCGTTGCGCCGTGTACCACGCCCGCACGTCGCGGCCCATGTCCATGCGGCGCAGCGCCTTGGCCAACGTCAACACGGTCTTGCCGGCCCGCCGGGGGACCGACAGGACCACGATCGGATAACGGAACCCGTCGCCCCGGTCGTTGACCTCGCCGGCGACCTCGGCCACGTCCCATTGCCACGGGTACGGCGGGCCGCCACGCAGCCGGGCCAGATGGGCGAGCGTCTCCAGGCCGAGCGTCGGCCGGTCAGGATCGCGGGGCGTGGCGTAACGCGTCGACGAGCTGGGCAAGCTCGACGTCGACGCCTTCACCAGCGGCGCCACGTTCACCGCGCAACTCCAACAGCACGGTGACCAGCCGGCCCGACAGTGACCCGACCGTGAACCGGGAGCCGTCCGGGTCGAGATGTTCGGCGTCGAGGGCGTCGGCCAGTGTCCGGGCCAACGAGATCAGCGCGTCGTCGACACGTTCGAGCTGACCGGCGGCGCGCTGGGCGCGGATCTGCACGTCGACACCGCGCCGCACCCGGGCCACCGCGCCATCGCGCCGACCCCGCATCCCCGGTAACGGCAACTCGCCCGGGCTGCGCCGCGTCACGCCCGGTCACGCCGATCATGGATTACATCGTGGCCGATCGCCCCCGGTCGGGAGAGAGAACGAAAAT